GCAGCTTCATCTAATTGATTTAGTGCTTTTTCTTTAAGATCAATTTTACCTAATTTATCAGTAAATTTTTTTAATTTACCAGCATATTTGTCTATTGCTTTTTGAACAGGACCTTGTGGAGGTAAGGCTTTACCCATAATATAACCCAAAGGGTTACAAAAATCTATACTGTTAATTTCAAATAGTTTGTCATTTACAAAGTCTAGCTTTTCTTCAGCTTCATCTGTAACATCACCTATTTTAACAGCGACTTTTGCTAATACGGTTGAGTAAGGTATTGACATTATACTGTAAAAGTTAAATCTGAGTTCATGTTTTTTATTTCTGTTCTAACCCTTCTTCTGACTTTTCTTAATATAGTTCCAGCTCTATTTGTTTGGGATATAGGAGTTCCAGTATGATCAACAGATTTTTCCATTTGTCTTCCAGCTTTTTCCATTTGCCTTAAAGTAGTTAATAATATCCTTTTTAAAATATCTCCTCTAGTTACGGGGTGGCTTGCTCCTAAACCTAAATCAATTCTTGGAGAATTAATTATACACTTATCTTTACTATCAAAATTAAGCGTACCACCAGAACCTAAAGAAACCGCTTTAGATGCGTTGATAAATGCTGAATCATCGCGGGAATTGATAAATACTCTTCCCGAATTAATAATAATCTGTTCGCCTTGATATGGGAAATCTGGGGTGTAAGCCATTTTATGTTTCTATTAATGTGTATGTTATTCTAAATTTTCTTTTAGCAATTCCTAAATATTGATAACTCTTAGTTAATATGTTTAAAAACACTTTAAAATCTTCAGAATTTGCAAATACTTGACATCCTGCTGAGTAACGATTTACTTTTGTAGCAGTACCACTAGCATATGATCTATGGATATTAATTCCAAATTCTCCTGTTTGGGTTGGGATATTAGGATCATCATAATTTAAATCTCTATTAGAATCCCTAAATACTATTAAGTCTTTAGCATCTATAATAGCTTCATATCCTGGGTTTCCATGTCTTCCAAATTTATAAGCATCTTTGTACTGTCCTGGTTTTAATATAGCTGCTCCTATACTTGAATAAGGTTCTTTAAGCCAAGGAACCCCAGGTTGAGTTGTTATTGGGAATTGATATACTTGATTTTGTTGATTTTCATCTTTGTAAGTTACAACTAAGGTATCGTCAAATAAGTTTGTTACTTCTTTTCCAGGGGATCTAATTCCAGTAATATTTACTTTCCAAATATCTTCTTCATAATCAAAATTATTAGCAGTATATAAATCTTTTAATTCTTGTTGTAATTTATCTTGATCTTCAAGAGATAAACTACTAGAAACAACTTGCCCAGTTACTATATAATCAGAAGTATAACTAGGATTTGCTGTTCCACTAAAGTCATCTCCTAAACCTCGTAAATTTTCCATATTTGAGGAAATTTCTTGTGAAGTATCCCCAGCACTTGTTAAATTAAGATTTAATGATTGTAAGTTAATATAAGCAGGTTGGAAGGATCTTAAAGGTTGACCTGAGAGCATATATATAGATGAACCATCATCATTTATACTTTCAAAAATAGGATCCCAAGGATTATTACTTATTTCATCCTTTTGTCCATTTCTTATAATAACAACAGGTTTACCATTTTCTGCTTCAGTAGACCAATCATTTCGGGGTTGTTGTTTAGGAGCAGAACTACCAAATCTAATGCTATTACCAAATCGTCCTTCTATTATAACATCTCCTTCACTAGGTAATAGAGATCTTATTTTATCATTTTCTTCAAAAGTATCCCCAAATTTTAATTCTTCAGGAGCATCAAAAGGGTTTGCCTGAATACCTGAAGATATACTTTGGTTACTAGGGTTATTAGAACTTTGTGAAGATTCAATATATTTTAAATCAGGAAAAGCATTATGTTGGATGTTATTCCATAATGAAGTAACAGTTAAATAATAATACTTTATAGCAGTAGGATTACCCTCATTCATTCCTATACTAGGACCAGGAAATATACATACTATTTCGTTATTTACAGGGTACTTAGCTATATTAGTAATTAAAGGAGCAGCAACTTGAGCACTATCTAAATTGTTAACATCAATTTGAGTTCCAATAGGATGAAATTTTATAAATCCTGTTTGGGTAAAATCCCACTCACCATCTCTTTTATATTTCCAGTTAGTTTGTCTAGTAGTAGTAGTATTAGGAGTAATAGATACATCTAATACTCTTCCAAAAAAGATATTAGTTTGAGCCTTACCTAAATGACTTTTTAGGTGGCCCATTTGTCTACCAAAACTAGGAAACTTACTCATTAAGCACTTTCTTTAACTGGTTCTTGGGTTTTAGTGTCTAAATCCTTTAGGGAAGCAAACAACATTTCTTTGTCTTCATCCGAAAGTAATTCTTCTCCTTCAGCTACTTTAGAATTCATAGCACGTTGTACAACACTAGCCATTTTTAATAAATGATCATCATTTTTAATAGCTAATTCCATATATTCTTTAATTAATGGAACTATAATTGTAGCCTCTCCAGGTGTAGTTACTAAAGGTTTTAAACCTTCAATTAAGCTTTTTAGTTGACCTTCTTTATCTTTTTGATTACTATGTATTTCTTTTAAAAGGTCTGCAAAAGTTTTCTTACCAAATAGGTTAATTTGTTCAAAATCCATAATCTTATAGTTTGATATAAATATATTCTATAAGAAGAATTTTACTTTTCTATTGTAATATATCCTTTTTCGTAGAATTCTGAGATTTTAGATCGGTAAACTTTTTTCATTTTCTTAATAACTTTTGTTATTTGAGGTGTTTCTTGATCTGTAATTTCTCTAATATAAATGTAAAGGGCTTTTTTATTAAAAATATCTAGATTTTCTCTTTTTCTAAATAATTCAATAATAGCATCGGCTGTTCTAGCATCATCATCTTTAGGAAAAAAATCAAATAAATGATGATCTATATAAAGTATAAATTGATCTATAAATTTTTCAATTCTTGGTTTATCATTTGTATGATTATTGTATAAATCATTTGAAATAGAAAAATCGGTATCAATAGCATCCACAGGGGCTTTCTGTTTAAGTTTTTTATAATTATTATTATTATAAATAATTAAATATCGTTTAGCTATAGTACCAAAGTAAGAATATGCCTTACCTTTGTCTTTTTGATATAAATGAAGTTTTTCTAATAGAAAAGCTGTTACTTCATGTTGAAGTTCAGCAATAGTATCTACTTCAGTATAATAGAATTTAAAAGTATGGATTATATTTTCAGTTAATTTAAAAAAACCATACCAAATCCTTTCATTGTAAATTTTATTTCTTTTTATAGGATCAGTTTCTTCTAAATACTCTAAAATAGCATTCTCGGTATCTTCAGTAAAATATTGATTTTTAGTTTTGGGTTTACGTTTTCTAATTGTACCTTTTTTAGTGTACAAAACCTTTTTATTTTCTTCTTTTACAGGTACCTTTAGAACTTTCCCCTGTAAGGGTTCGTCTAAAGTCATAATGTTTTATTGGATTTTATATTCGTTAATAATATCTTGGATTTCTTTTACTTGTTTAAAAAACCACCCAATTTCATCATCAGATTGAAATGTTCCTTTAGAATCTATTTCTGAAAGTTTTCTATCGGATTCTTTGATTATGGTTGAAATACTATTAATATACTCGTTTTGTTTAACAGCAATATCTTCTAGTTTTTCATTTTTTTTAAGTAAATTAAATATAATATAAATGCCACTTCCTAAAATAATGACACCTACATTAATTAAAATTATTAATAATGTAGTATTCATATTAAATATTTTTAACTAAATCTAACAAATTAGAATTCTTACCAGCTTGTTCTAGGGTAAAATTAACCCTTTTTTGTTTAGTTGTTTTTTCTGGTTTTTGTTGAGATGACTCACCTTTAAATTTAGGTAACCATTCTACCTCAAATTCAATACGAGCTGCCATTAAATCAGCTTGATGTAAAATATATGGTAGTGAAGTACGAGGTTTTTGTTCAGGCATGAAAGCTTTAAGGTATTTTTCATTTGCCTGATCATATAAACCATCATGGGTTTGAATAGCGATCATCTCATTGAATGAATATAATATATCGTGTTGTTGTAATAAAAATAAACTTCTATCTGGGACAGAGCAGAAAGGTAATTGTTTATTAAACATATAATCCTCTCCTAATTTGTCTTTTCTCCACTGGTCAGTTTGAGGAATATAAGCTTCATGTTCCTTATCTCCCATTTTTCCTAAATCATGATTGATAGCAGAAAATACTAATTCTTCTTTAGTAAATGTGGTCATATCACAACCCATTTCTTCCCACAAATCATATAATTTAAGAGATGCTTTTACAACTCTGTTAACATGGTCTACATACCCTCCTGGGAAAGCAGAATGGTATTCTTTTTTATGGGCAGCAGGCATTAAAGCAATACGTTCTTCATATCGTTTATAAAAATTACTTAATTGCTCTCCTCTATTTCCTGGGATATGTGTTTCTATATTATTAAGAAATTCATCCCAATTGGATTTAATTTGTTCCGCTGTTAAAACCATTACTGTTCGTTATTAATTAATGTTTGAATTGATTCAATTTTTTCTTTAGTTTGTTCTAAAGTTTGATTAAAATTAACCATATCCCTAGTATTAGCTTGATGTCTAAGAATACTTAATTGATTATGTAATTGGTCTAATTTGTCTGATACTAATTGTTTATATCTCATAATAATTTTTTAAGAGAAGCTCTAGTGCTTCATCAATAGTGTTGAATATACGAAGGGTATCTGAGGGAACCAAATTTGTATGTGGAAGAAGTACATTTTCTCCATAGATAATCACCGGATAATACCCCTGGGTGCCGTATTCCATTTCGATTTGATCCCCTAAATGTGAATTTCTATCTATATTAATATTGTGAAAGGGAATTTTAAGTTTAAGTAGGCTATTCTTTAATAAAGAACAATAGGAACAATCTTCAAGTGTAAGTATATAAATTTCATTTTTATATTTACTTACTACTTTTTTTCTTTTCATTTTTTAATTTTCTGTTTTTGTGAACATGGGTTTGAAGTTACGAAAAAGATCTTAGGGAGGCACGTTTTTTTTAATTTTTTTTTAATTTTTCTTTAAACCCTTGTACTTGGTTAATAAATCACTTATTTTTTTACATTTAGAGCTATACTCAAACATTTCTTTTTCCGTATAAAATGGTAAAGCAACATCTTCTATAAAATTAAACATTTCTTTAGCTTCATTTTTATCTACAGTTTCAAAAAAAGCATCATAATCATTTTTACCAGCATCAATAATATCCAACATAGAGTTAATACCCTCGTTAATAGAAACTAATAAATAATCTTTTAGAACAGGACTAACCTCTTCAATTAATTCCAGGTCTTCTTTACTTAACATAATAAAAATAATTTAGAAAGGACTCAAAAGGAGCTTTCCGACTTCAATATAGCACGATTATACATATATACAAATATAGGGAAATTAAAGGGCATTTAAAC